TTAGACCCCGCTCAAAATTAGTACTAGCATCTTAATCACATCGTCCAGTACTACAGGTGGCAGGTACACACCGAACACCACCAATACCACCGGAATGATCACGTAGTTGTACACAATCAAAAAAACGAACACATACGCGATGTAATGCTTCCAGGACGTGTCTTTAGACTTACCCGTAGTTCGCCTCTTACTTGTAACGATCTCCTTGCTATGAGCTTCCTGTGAAGGCATAGCATCACCTGTCATTTTATTGATCAAACCTTTGATTAACTCAATCATGTTAAGTCCTCCAATAGTTCACGAATTTTTTGCATGTGCTCCTTATCCATTCCTGCTGTGAACTTGAATTTCGCCATCAACGCTTTATTCAAACTGCCCCACTGAGAACACAACATACAGATCAGTGCAGACTCACAGTGAAGTGCTTCGGCATATGTTGGATAACACGCCAAGATGCTCTTTTTATACGGTTCACCCGCTTCGATCATTTCATTCACTGACCTACTTGAACTGGTGTAATCGTTCCAGTTCGACTGTTTAGAAGTACTCTTAATCTCTGAGACACTTTTTACCGATTTCCATACTCGTTTCTGACCAATATAGAATTCACCACTATTCGGAAACTGGATTATATATACGAAACACGCTGTTTCTTCTGGAATGAAGTATTCATCCTGATACCACATTGCCCATTTCATTTCTTGTTCTGCATTTGACGCCATTTTTTACCTTCCTTGATAAATAAGTCATACAACTATTTATGAGGAAACATCAAAATGAGCATCGAAACAGACGCAATCGAGTTACTGAAAAAACTTGAAGGTACTAAACAATACCAGACCAAAATGAAGTACTTCAGAAATGGAATGTTCCATATTTATAAAGACTCAGAAGGCTTTGAAACTATCGGGTACGGTCATCTGGTTAAACAAAGTGAACGTATTAAATTCGTGAACGGAATTACAGAACAGCAAGCCGATCAATTACTCCTGGTCGATTACCAGAAAGCAAAACGTGATGCTGATTCATTCAATCTTGATTTACCAGAACGTTGGAATGCATTAGTTTCTATTCTCGTATTCCAGTTGGGTAAAACTGGTTACTCTAAGTTCGTCAAACATCTTACAGCATTGAAGAACCAAAATTATGCAACAGCAATTGCAGAACTGAAAAACAGCAAACTGTACCAACAGACCCCGAACCGTATCGATCAATTACTGTACTGGGTAACAAACTAAAACAACAAAGGCCAGCTATTATGCTGGCCTTAGTTGTTTTTCATGCTGCAATTCTAAAATGGTCAATACGCGGGAAAGTTTCACGTCAATTTCGTTGATCTTCATCTGAACGTTTTTCAGTTCGCTTTCTAAAACTACCTGCTCATTTTCAATCTTGTCTAAACGTTGCTTCAATAACTTCTGTTCAGATTGCAAATCTCCAATGCGACGTTCCAGAGCCTCTGTATCCTGTTTAAACTCACGGTAACGCGTGAATACAAAACCCAGTACTGCCACGGTCGCACTTACACCTGCAATTAATGTTCCTGTAATCATCATAGGCAAATCCCGAGAAACAGACTCAGCGTAACGATTGTCCATAATGGCAAGCCAACAGTATGTAGTGCAGCAAGTCCTACTACTGCTGCTGCATAAATGCCAAACTTGATTATTTTTTCTTTATCCATATTATTATCCTCTCTCAATTATACTGAGAGTATTTATTATTTTTATTGTAAAAACGGCTGTTTTAACTGTACCAGGTAGTACTGAATGTCCAGACCTTTAACGAACAATTTGTATACGTCAATTACCTGCACCTGGTACACATCATCGTAATATTGCCAGTCAACAATATCACCACGGTTCAGTACTGGATCGTTAACCTGCATGAATGCAATGTTCATACAATCATTACCCATTACATCAAGTCCGTAATCGTTAAAGTACTTTGTATTGATGAATGCCTGATTGAATGGCTTATTGCACATCAGAACGTCCTTACACGCTAATTTGATGTTCTCTGTAACTTCTACGCTGAAATGCTCTTGCATTAGTTTCTCCTGAATATGAATGTTCCTTTCATATTATTTATCACTAATCTCGCTTTTTGTTCAGTTTCATCAAAGAAGTCATAAATCATATTGCGTTTTTTCTTCTCATACTTACCGATAATACGTTTATTGCGTTTCTTCTTTTTCAGACTGGTATCAATCAAATACTTTTTACCGTTCTGTTCCACTACCTTGTACTTCTTACCCATCTGGGTATGCAATCCTGCAATGTTCCCCTGTGCAGTCATACGAGCGTTAGCAGTTGGCACAATCTTATTAAACGTTGCCGGATCATCTGTCAGTACTGAACGTAGATATGCAGCCTGAGAACCACGTACAATGATTTGGTTAGTCCTGTTTCCATTACCGTGCTGGATGAAATTGAAGAAAATAGCCCGTTTGGTGAAAGCAACAGAACCCCCCTCAACACTGTTGTTGATGTCATCCTGAATCTGTTTCGATAATGCACGGCATCGTTTTGTTAATTCTGATTGAAAATCGGTGATAAACACTTTGCCCTGACTATTCAGTACTCGTACTGCATCGGCGGGAGTTGCCCCCCGCCTAAAATCGCCTGTTATCATTTTATTCTCCTTATGCTCTACCCACGATTACAGTTAAATCCATACCACTGTACGTACTCACTGTACCGTTATAAACAGACCTGAGCGTAATCGTAACCGACACACCTGCCGGGATGATCATTGCAGCCATACCAGTATTGATTGCAGAATTACCTAAACCAGATGCAGATGCAGTAACGCCGCCGATTTGAGTACCATTAGCAAATACCTGTACTGCACGAACATTCGTAATATCCCGAGGTGGGATTACAGATCTATCCTCAGAACCAGACACGGTAGCGGAAATTACTGGTATCGATAACAGGCGGGAGAATTGACTCTCAGCCGGAATAGTTAAACCACCGCTGTTAATCAACCACATACGCATGATATCGCCCTGAATGCTATTTGCTTTCAGATTGTCGATAGTACAGTTACTGAAATAGCCATTCGTGAATGAACCGCCAGACGCATATACAGTACCTTTGAAATGACCGCTCTCTGCGTAAACGTCGCCTTTGAAATAACCATTCTCCGCAAAAACACTACCCCTGAAATAACCATTATTGAAATAACTTGTGCCGTCCTTACGGATACACCAGCCCTGACCACCATTAGCAGGCCAGGCATCATTCCAGTTGTTCGAACTAATCTGATTACCAATTTTGGCGTTATTGATCGAACCGTCCTGAATTTTGCCAGTACTGATACTCGCATCGGCAATATGTGCCTGACCTATACTGGCGTTAGCAATCATTGCACTGTTGATGTATACGGTATTGTTCTGTACTGCGAAAGGAATAACCGGGTTAGATACTGCACCAGATGTTTTAGCCGTGATAATTTTAAAATCATCTGCTACAAAATATACAGCACTAGCTTTGGTGTTTGCATCTGCATAGATACCCATACCTGCAATAGTACCGTTAGCGTTAACCTTCAATTCGTAATGGCTATTAACGGTATTTTTTAGTGCATCAATATTGGTAGTCATGGCAGTACTGACACTGCTGATAGAACCGTTCAGTTCAGATTTTGCCTGAGTTAATGCGGTTGATTGAGCCGTGTCTTTAGAAGTGATAGTACTGTTAAGTGTCGCAACCTGGGACGTAATATTACTGTTGATACTGCTTACCTGTGCATTCAGTGCCTGTGTCTGAGCGGTGTCTTTAGTCGTAATAGTCTGATTCAGTGTTGTGACTGCTGCACTGATATCTGTAGCTGTTTTACTGGTTAGCTGGGTAATACTGGTACTGTTTGCAGTGTCACCGTCTGTGATGGCCTTATTCAGCGTAGTTACCTGTGCTGATAAGTTCGCTGCTGTAGTTGCCTGTAAATTGGTAATTGCCGTTGCGTTAAGTTTATCGCCATCAGTAATCAACTTTGTCGTTTTAGTTTCTGATGCACCCACTTGAGTAGTGGTGTTCACGTTAGCCTGCGTTACTGCGTCGTCAATAGCAGTACTGATCTTGTCGTCCAGATGTAGAAAATCGTTCAGTGACTGTTCATCCTGTGCAGACCAGTTCACCTTACTCTGCAAATCAACATAGATCCCTGCTGTATAGATAATCGAATCCTGGCCGAACTCGTCATAGGCTCCTGCACGTACATAGTACTTCCCATCTGCAACAGGGAATGAGTGCATGAATGGACTGTTAGTACCGAACGATTTCAGGTTCTGTGTGAACGTGCTGTTCGTGGCAACCTGTACCTGTACACCTGCGAAATCACTCACACCTGCCTCTGGATTATCGTAAGTAACAAATATGCTCTGATAACCAGCATTTGCCGTAAAACCTGTTAATCCCGGACATTGTGGGTTAGTCACCGTGATACGTGCTTCTGCACTGTAGATACTGCTGTTATGACCCCACGCCACGACACCGAAAGTACGGGTACGGCTGAGAGTATCCAGCTTGTTCATTGCATAGGTGTACGTGAACTGGTTAGCCTGGATGAAGTACGACCGCTTCTTAACCATCCCGGTATCGTAGATGATGATTTCGTATTTGTTGAAATAGCTGCTGAACGGCTTCCCGTTCACGTTCAGATATGACTGATCATCCCAACCGATTATGAAGTCCAGAGCATCTGTAGTATTGGCAGTACTGCCACGGTTAATCAGATTCAGGCCAGTAATAGCAGGCAGGGTAAACGCGAAATCAGGTACAACACCGTTCTGTGTCACCTTGTCTGACACAATGCCGAGATTGTTGAATGCTGCTACTGCAAAATCATATTGAACGCCTGTGGATAATCCATATAGCTCGTAACTCAGTACGTATTGGTTCGTGCTTCCGCCATACGTCCAGGTTTGTGTACCCGTCTGACGGTAGTACACGTAGTAACCACGCAGGTACTGATCGACACTCGCCGCCCATGTCAGTACTACAGTCTGCCCCTGACTCGTTGCACCCTTCTTAACAACAGATAGGTTTGACGGTGGCAGTACTGCTACTGGCTTCGGTAACGTACCTTCCCAGCCGTACATCGGAACGTCCACGCCTTCATAAATGCCCTGGTGATACTCTACGCATTGCAAATTAACCATGCCGATACTGTCGGTATTCGTGCTAATCGATTTACCCGCAACCCTGAACAGCTTATTTTCGTAGCCATGTTCCGGTAGAGTTACCGTGATTACATCCCAGACCTTTAGATCCCAGCCTGAGTCAGTATTGAAACTGATCGTATTATGGCTGTATTTCCCTTTCAGTAATTCGATGTTAATAAGGTGTTCAACCTGGTCTTTGTCATACACCCATGAATAATCCAGACTTTTAGCAATAATCAATCCATCACTGGTTAATACATCGCTGGCAGAGATATCCGACGGAATACGTAAAATATCATCACTGTAATTATTAGTTGTGTTTTTCCATGTTGCATCGATGGTATTGAAATAGTCACTGATACCACTGGTAGTACTGACAAATTCACCGAAAATTGTTGATTCGTCAAATGTCTGTACTGACAATGCCGGAATATCTACAGTCAAATATAATTTACCACAATGAATACTGGTGATACCGCCAAATGTCATCAGCATTTTTTCAATATTTGATTTATATGTAGACTGATAATCAATAGCACCATTACTGAACATCTGATAACGGGTACAGTACTGTGCTGCTGTCTGGAATGATGGCAAATCAATATTACCAGGACTGACACCGAGACCATACTCTGTATTGATCACATAATCGTATAACTGGTTTACTGGGTTATTACTGACAATAGTAGTTCCAGACACTAAATCGTAAATTTTCTTACCAGAACATTCAGCCGTTAATACGTAACTATCATTGACCAGTAAATTATCTTCTAATGACTTTTGAGTTTTCTTGATAACGGTATAAATTTGTACAATCCCGTTACCTTTGAATGTACTATTATTCCACTGAGTACCCGCATACGTACCAGCTAATACTTTACCCGCCGTGTAATTGGGCTTCCCGAAATATACCTCTAATTGCAAAATATCACGGTATTTCGCATCGATACTGGTATTCGGTACTACTCCTTCAACAGTAACAGGAGTAGTCAGTACTGGTTCGTCATCAAGCCAGATTTGACTGACCTTGTTGATCTCACCCATTGCCAGGGCATGACTCGTAAACAGGTACTGACTGCTGCTGTTCTGGACGTTGTACCAGTTAACGATACTGCCGCATTTGACCTTTTCACCGTACAAGATAGGTATACCCGTTTGTGGGCTTGTAGAACGGCTTAGAGTCGTTGCACTGTCTGTATGAGGTGTAATACCCGGCATCTGTGACAACATCGAGGTTGCCACTAATGACGCTGCACCAGCTCCTGCACCCCACGCTGCCGCCGCTGAAAGACTTGCACCGCCCGTATAGACCGCTGCGGCTACTGCTACAGCCGTGATAAGGGCACCGACAATACTCATTCCCGAAATTTTACCGCCCATTATTCACCCCCTGCCGTACCTGCATCAGGAGTGATCCGGTAAAACGTCCAGTCATGTAGCCAGGGCAGTACTGCCAGGTTGAATCCAGTACTGTCGGCATTCAGTGCAATGTACTTACCATCGAGTACTACAGAACCGTGAATACCGTTAACCATGATGTCCCCGAACACTGGCTGATCGACCTGTACGCCATGCTTCTTACAGATATCTGCCAGTGAACCCAGTTCGTGTTTAGTGAACAGTTTCTGACCTGCTTTGATTGTCTTATATTTGCCCATAGCCAGATCGGTATATGCAGTACCGCATAGTTGATCGATAATTTTAAGTACCAGAATATTGCAATCATTTTGGCCTAACAGGAATTCAGTACTTATACATTCCTGAGCAATGTTATGAATTTTAATTATGTTGTTTCTCATTTCTTATACTTCCATGTTTGCTGAGAGTTAATTTTTCCTAGTAATGAAAAGTACGCGTCATTTTTATGTGTACTTTGGTGTACTGAGTTCGCCGCTAAGGTACGCTGCTGTACGTCCAGCTTCTTCCATATGCTATTCACGTATACGGTTAATTCATTTTTTAAATCATCGTTATTCGAAATCGATTCGAAATAATCAATATAGCCACTGAACATTAGAGAATGATCCAGTACTGTAGCGTCTGCGGGATTCAAAATAGTCAGCCACATATTTACCTGTGCGTTTTTAAGACCACCTGATAATGCGAGTACCTGGAATGACTGCGATACATTGCTGACCTTGAATGACATTGAATCATTACTGATATCTTTCTGTTCACTGAATGAGCCAAAACTGTCATTAATGAAGTCTGGAAAACTGGTATAAAGATTGCCATTGATATTCAGGTCGATATAACCATCATTTAGATGAAGTGCCTGAACACCCGAACCCTGAACTGGATAGATATCAACACATTTAACTGTAACGCCTAACTGCATGACGTCTGATACTGATAACTGTGTTTTATTACCGCCTCTGGTAGTGTTCCAGTACTTCAATAGTGCTGAATTCGTAAATACTGCCTGATTCATTATAACGCCTCCGTCGCTTTGACTTGCAGAGTCATAATATTTTTGGATTGCAGATTTAAATCACAGTCAATATCGATAATGAATGTTCCGGTGATACCCTGAAAGCGGATTACTTCACCCGCCTGTACGTTCTGACGTAACGCCGGGAAAACGGTAATTGAAGTGCCTGTATTGGCGATAATGCGATGAATTTTAGTACTGTTCTGGAAGGTTACTAACGTTCCAACTTCAAGCATATTTGCTGTGCAAGGGATAACAGACCCGCCTTTATTAATAGTTGCAGTACTGTATACTGTTGCAAAATGCTTGCCTGTATATTGACTGTAATAACCTAAATCTGTACTGAAAGGTTTGCCCTGCGAATATTGAGCAATAAAATTCAGTACTTCCTGTCGGTCTGCCTGATTGAACTGAATATTGAATGTTAATTGATAGTACTGAATACCCGTACTGCGGCGAATCTGTGCACCTGTCCAACTTTTATTAGAGTAAGAAGGTTCGATACTCTGTAGTTGAAAGTCACTGATTTTAATATTGTTCGTAAATAAAGCCATTTGAAATCTCCTGATTTACAGTATTTATCAGGAGGACGAGAACAAAAAAGCCAGCGTGAATGCTGGCTTTTCATATTAGGTGTTTCTCTTTTGTGCTGCTCGAACTGACTGCATAACGTTGTTTGAATGTTTCTTCAACATTGTCTGGAATTGTTCATCAGTAATTTGACCACCACCATTAACTACCAGTGGTGCATTAATAACAATCTGACCAGTACTGTTATTTTCCTGTTTATCCTGCTGTTTCAGGAATTGAGTCAAATCACGGTTGTTATCGTTGTTCAGAACACGTTCACCCGCTTTCAGTACCCACGTTGATTCATCGTTGCCACCCAGCTTAGGTACTGAATCAATACCGCTGTGTGCCTGCCCCTGAATCTGTGTACCACGTGCAGTACTGATAATGGATGCCCCTAAACTCGCCACCTGTGCATAGTTCGCAAAGTTGGCAGGCCACGGCGTAGCCATCGCATTCGCTAATGCTTCCTGAATTTTCATAACGATATTGGCAATACTAATCGACTTACCTACCACAAAAGCGGCTTGAGCGGCCTTGTTGCCCTTCCCTGCAACACCTTCAAGCATGGTTCCAATATTCGTAGCGGAATCTGCAAACATCTGGATCTGTGCCTGGCTGTTCTGGCGTTCTACTTCTGCTGCTTTATTATTGTATTTTGCAGTCAGATCAGCTTTACGTTTTTCAAACTGCTCTTTACTGATCAGTTTATTCTGGTACATCTGTTCATCAACCTGAATTTCGAAATCACGCTGTTTGTATATTTCATCCTGCTGCTGTTTGATGTCTGCCTGATTGCCAAATGGGTTAGATGGATCATGCAGACCAGAGCGGATATCCTGTGATGAAAGCATTTTAGATATATGTTCAGATGTAATATTCTGGGTATTACCGATAGTCAGTGCTGCCAGATTTTCACTTAATTGTTTCGGATCGGTTGCTTCCAGCATTTCAGTAATAATACGTTTACTGCCTTCAAGCCGTGCTGTTTCCTGCCGGGAAATAATATTTGTTTTCTGGGTTTCATTTAGATTTAGAATAGTTAAGGACTCATCTAGCTTTTTACGTAGCTCGTTCTGTGTGTAGTTGTACTGTAAAACCTGCTGTTCGGCGGAATTCTTACCCAGTTGAGACATTACCTGATTAAGGTTAATTTTTGCCTGTAGCTGTTTCAGTTCCAACTGTTTAGCGGCATCGGCGGCTTTTTTGGCTGCGTCTGCTGCTTTCTTCTCACCTTCTGGGTCTTTGAGTTTATAGGGCTTGCTGGTTGGCTGTTGCGTAGGTACTGCACCCGCCGTAGTACTATTTGAGTACTGACCTTTGCCCCATGAATCCGGCAATGCATGATGATCACCCAGTGACGCAAAATCATAGGCAAATCGTTTAAGATTCCCGCCCATCTGATCGAATGATGGCAATTTCCATTCACCAGCAAAAATGTTGCGTAGCTCGTTCAGTGCTTCGATAACGGGCAATAGTGCGTTAACTCTGAGTTCCTGGAAGTTTCTATCCAACTGAGCAATATTTTGCTGATAACGTCCGTATGCCTGTGCTGTTTCAGTAGTGATACCAGCATGTTGTTTTTCAATAGCATTGATCGCTTCAACTTCTGATTTGTACTGTCTCAGTACTGGCAATAGCTTACTGGAATCACTGGCGATTGACTCCATAGCGTTCGTTATCTCAGCATTCGACTTACCCGCCTTTTGCAGTTCGTAGAACGTCTTGATGATCATTTTGATACCGCCATCAGCATCATTCATATACTTCGTAAAGCCCTGTAGATTGACACCCCATGCTTTCAGGTCATCACCGAAACCTCCCTTGCCCTCACGGAAGAAATCACCCATATGATCGAGTGCGTCTTTATTGAAATCACTGAATTTGTCATATTCGATATTCAGTGAACCAAAAGCACCCTGTAGTTTCTGAAGCTGCTCTACGGTCATTCCAGAAGTTTGTGAGGCTTCATTCAGTACTTTAACGTAGTCAGATGCTGCATTTACCTGGCTGATTGTAATAGCTGTTAGTGCACCAAATCCTGCACCTACTGCAAGTAGACCTGAGTTCATCCCGGCCAGCTTTCCAGTAATGTCACCGAACCCGCCAGATAGTGAGGCAAGTGAACCGCCCGCCTCACGACTGAATGCATTTAAACTGTTCCCGGCCTGCCCCAGGGCACGTTGCAGGCCAGTAGCATCACCGTTGATATTGAATACTAATTGTTGATTGTTCTGTGCCATCCTTAGCCCCCAGTACCAGTACTGCCAGTAATGAATTGCATCATGGCTGACTGTTGTAATTGTTGTTGTGTCAGTATTTTTTGTTCTTCATCCTGCATACGTTCATATACAGTTTTATTAGAAAGCAGGCCGTGCATATCCCAGTCATGAACATTGGCCTTCTTCATCCCGTCCTGTGTCAGATTGCCACTGCTCATTAATATCAGGTGGGCAAGGTTTGAGTACTTAATATGTTCAAACCTTGCCCCTGATGGTTCAATACTGGAATCATAAATCATCATGTACTCAAATAGTTCAGGATCTAATGACTCCAGTTCTGATGGACTCAATCCACGTTTGTTAAGTAGTTTCAGGGAAAACATCAAACGTGGATTGTTTCTTATTTTTTTTCGATGTCATCCTGAACTTGTGGTTCGTCTGCTTTAGGCCACAATTTCATTACTGCGGTGTTAATTTCACCTACAATCAGTGCATCAATAGAATTAACGTTAATCTTCCCGTCTTCATCAACATCAGAGAAAATAGGTGTACCGTTTTCATCTGCAACTGTATAAAGAAGAGTTGATTTTGCATCAATGCATTTTTCGAAATTGCTGATAGCAGGTCGATGAATATGCAGTACTGCACCGTTCTTGAGGGTAATTTCATGCAATTCAGGTTTCAGGGCTGCAAATAGAGTATGAATATCCATTATGGCAGTAATCCCTGTGCTACTGGTGCACCGTCGCAAGCGAAATTAAGAGTCAAGTTCACTACTTTATCCCGATCACTCTCGATTTTGCGTTCTGTAATAAAACCGTTATAGGTGACATATGAACCAGTAGTTTTAGTAGCATCATTGAAATAACTGAACTTCAACTGAATACGTGTACCGTTTTCAAAAGCAGTAACAAGCTGTTGATGAACTGTGTTATCTGGCATCCAGTTAAGCTGTAAAGTAACGTCGGCGTTAGTCTTTGAACCTACTAGTTTACGATTGTATGAAGTATTGAAAGAAACTACTTCGATTACTGTTGCAGTACTACCAGTACCAGGGAATGCTGCAATTTCTGGAATATTGGTAAATGTGGTGGCTTGAGTAGCTCCGGCTGTACCGATGCCTACTGCAAGATTACTACCCGTGAAAACATCCATTGGCATAATGATATCCTTATCATGTTGTTAATATTCAGTACTGGCAAGGATGCCAGTACTGAATTGTTGTGTTTATTCTTACTTATTTATGGCTGCAATCATTGCACGTAATTCTGCAATTTCATTTTCCATTGCTTCAATTTTTGCAATTGAATGATTTAGTGCAAGTGCCGAATCCATCATAATCACGTTATTATCAAGTGCTAACGTATCGTCTTTATCAATACGATTACCTTCACCGTCATATTCCGGTGCGGCTGGGACTAACTTGACATACTCACTATCAATATCGCGTAATGCGTCCTGTGCAATAATGCCACGGCGTTCACGCTCCATCGGATCAAAGTTATATTTGAAAGTACATGGTTTCAGCTTTTTGATATTTTCATAAGATGCTTTACCATCGTTATATTCAATATCATGTTTTAGTGTTGCATCAGAGGTTGCGGCCTTCTGGAATGTGTAACTACCCGACCAACCGCCACCCGCTGTACAGGTCAAATCACCTGATGCTGGAGTAAAGTACCAGTACCGGGTTCCTGCATTACCGGAATCACCAAACTGAGTTAACGAGGTGTTACACCAGTTAGTCATACCATTACCAACGTTGCCCCACATTGATCGCAGTTCATAACCACCGTTATGTCTGTATGCCCATGACAATGCACCAATAGCACTGACACCAACGGGATCTGTAGTCATATTTTGATAGATACCGGATTTACCTGACTGTGCTGATTCCCACCACGGTGCAGGAACTGCGGAACCTATTGATAAGAGGCTTCTGAAAGTACCATTAGTCGCTAATAAACTACCATCCTGACCGATATCAAAATAACTCTGGATTGATGGTGTTCCACCAGAAGCGACAATACGTGCTTTACGCGTTTCAACACCGCTTGAGGACTTTTCATATACAGAGAACATATAAGCGGCTGATAATTCTGCACCAGCAGCACTAATTGTAGATCTAACAAGACCACCAGCACCCGAGAAGTTATTAGGCGGTGTTGCCGCTAAGACTTCATCAGCCTCAATAACACGTGTAGTTAATTCACCAGTATTAGATAATTTGAGTAGGTCGGTTGTATCAGTAGTACCTGTAGCTATGCGATAAGTGGTTCCCTGGACGGTTTCATGAAACGTAGCATCAGTGGAACCCGAGCCGCCCTTGAACTTTCTAAGGTATGACTTACCACCTGCTGTACCAGTACTCATTGATGTATGACCGTAGGTACTTTGGGCAACTGAATCCTGGTTGATAGTGTTCTTAACAGTAAGAGTACTGTTGAAAGTACTGGCACCTGTTACCGTGCCACCTGCCAATGCAAAACCACCCAGTGCTGCAAGGCCTGCCGCTGCTGTTGAGGCTCCTGTACCACCCTGTGAAACCGGGATAGTACCGCTGAAATCGCCCTGACTCAGTGTGATGTCGCCAGTTAACGGAATGCCGTTAATCGTGAGTGATGAAGGTACAGTACCTTCAATATCAGCCTGAGTAAGGACTACGTTTGTACTGAGATTTTTCCCATTGATGGTGCGACTAGTCGGTACTGCTCCAAGATTCGTTAAAGCTGCGGCTGCTGTAGTAGCTCCCGTGCCACCACCAGTGATCGGGATTGCTGTAGTCAGTCCGGTAAGAGACTTGATAGTACTGTTCACCCCTGCACTAGTAATATTTGCAGTACGTACCCATGCCGACCAGGTTACTACACCACTGCTATTACTTGTGCCTGTACGATTATAGATATCATCAGCATTAGCCGGGTAATAGACCTGAGTACAGCTATTAGCATGTGTTAATCCATTTTTAAGTACAGCTAACGTACCTGCTGCAACTGCTGGATAGTTCAATGCCACGGTAGCATTTGCACTTACAGGTTGTTCGTATATGCCATGAACAGAGCCGTTCAGGGTATTCAGATTGACGCCTGTTACGATGGTTCCGTAGTAAGGCATTGCTGATACATCGAGTGCCCCCAGTACTAAATCGTCGCTGAGTACTTGCCCGTTTATCATTCTTGACGTTGGTACTGCTGATACGTCTGCTGCGTTCAGAACGATGTTGGCACTTAAAGGTTTAGAGTTCACCGTTACGGTTTTCGCTACCCCTCCGAGATTTGCTAAACCGGTTGCGGCTGAAGTACTTCCTGTGCCACCACCAGTAATAGGGATAGCAGTAGTCAGTCCGGTAAGAGACTTGATAGAACTGTTAACGCCTGCACTGGTAATATTTGCAGTACGAACCCATGCTGACCATGTGACAGTACCAGTGTCGTTTGAAGTGCCTGTACGGTTATAGATATCGTCAGTACTGGAAGGGTAATAAACCTGAGTGCATGAATTCGCGTGAGTTACGCCACTCTTCAGTACAAATAACGTACCACCCACGGCAACCGGATAACTTAAAGCTGTTGTTGCGTTTGCAGTTACTGGTTGCTCATAAACACCATATACAGAAGCGTTCAGCGTATTCAGGTTGACGCCAGCCCCGATGGTTCCGTAGTACGGCATTGCTGATACATCGAGTGCTGAAAGGTCTACGTTAGAACTCAGAGCCTGACCATTCACAGTACGGCTGGTTGGTACTGTTCCGGCAATATCACCCTGTGCTAATACAATATTTGTAGAAAGAGCTTTACCGTTAACGGTTAGAGTATTTGGTACAGAGCCTGCAATATCAGCCTGTGCTAATACAATATTTGCAGAAAGAGCCTTACCATTTACTGTACGGCTGGTTGGTACTGTTCCAGAAATATCAGCCTGAGCAAGCGTAATATTACTTGTTAAGGCTTTACCATTCACAGTTAATGAAGTTGGTACAGTACCTGCAATGTCTGCCTGTGCTAATACAATATTTCCTGATAATGGTTTGCTATTAACTGTTAAAGTACTGGGTACTGTACCTGCAATATCAGCCTGAGATAATGTAATATCTGATGTTAAAGGATAACCATTAACCTTACGGGCTACGTTCGAACCAGTACCGCCAGAACTGATAGGCAAAGGCGTACTTAACGTTGCACCAGTCGCCGTCAGAGCACCAGTAATCGTCAGGTTGCCAGTACTGGAAAGTGTCAGGGCATCAGAACTATCGGTAGTTGCACCAGTGGCTAATCGGTAGTTCCCTGCCTGTACGGTTTCATGAAAAATAGTATCACCAGTACCGCCACGCATTTTACGTAGATATGATTTCGTACCTGGGGCTGCTGAACTCAGTGATGTATGACCATAGGTTGCTGCTGCAACACCGTCCTGGGAAATTGTGTTGTTTACCGTTACTGCACCTGTAAGAGTACTGGCACCTGTCACGGCTAAAGTACTGGATAGTGACAGTGTTGTGCCTGTGACCCCACCAGTGAATGCACCGCCCGTTTTCGGCATCCCGCCGAGGTTAGAGAGTGCAGTACTTGCCACGGTTGCCCCTGTGCCGCCAGAACTGATAGGCAATGTTCCGGTTACGCCCTGCGTTGCACCTGCGGCCAGAGAGGGCTTATTTGCAGTACTGTAGACCTGATCCCATCCAGTACTGTCAGTGTTCCTGATGTACATGCGAGGTGTTGCAGTCTCAGACACTACGATCTGTGCCTTATTAGTGCCACCAGCATCGACCATGCCTACACCCAGTAGGTCTACACCCAGCGGGTTATCGGTACGTGTTGCACCAACTTTGATAAATGCGTTACCAGTTGGATCGGCTTCGTAATGTGGAACGGTTGTACCGTCTGCACCCAGACCATAATTACCAATTAGTAATGGGGCTGGTTCGTCAATGCTGCCCTGATTGACTACAGAAGTCGGGGTATATGTCCATGTACGCCCGTACACCTTATTAATATCAGCATCGTCTTTCTGTGCGGTTATCTTTCCGTTCAGAATAATGAAGTGCTGACGTAAACTGGTTGGGCTTTCATAGATACTAAATTTCAACTGGAATACTTTGTTAGTACTGTATGCACTATTCAGAAATTGATGACCAACGTTTGACGGGTCATAATGTACAACAATACTGATGTTGCTGATCTTCAAATCACCTCGCAGTACTGCTAGGTATTCTTGATCATATGTTTCGATAGTCTGATTTGAACTACTGATTTTTACTTCTGGAAATGCACCGAGGTTATCAATGTTTGTATATACTGCTGTTGGGTAGTAGTTATTGATGTCAGTACTGTAAGATAGCAACGTCCTGTTGCCTAAAAAGATTCCTGCCATTATTGTTATTCTCCATTATTTGTAGGACGTGCGATGTAATTAATCTGGCACGTTGTCATAATGGTATTTATGGCTGTATCTGGGTCGTTATCATCGACAACTGAAATCAGTTTAAGTGAACTAACATTAATACCCTTCTCTAAAAGGCCAGTAATCAATTCAGTACTGAAAAGTACTTCCTGTACTTTCGTCATCGTTTGCTGTGCTGTTGATTCACTCTGCGATGTAACCAGTACATCCATTGTCAGCATTACAGAATGACGATTGCTGTATTCAAGTTGTTCGTATTGTTCGGTTACATTACTGATCATCAGAATGTAATCATTGGCTGTCTGAGTGTTAGTTTTAGCGGCCTTGCGTACCTTCAAACCATTAGATACAAAAAGGCTTGATACATGATTTTTAATAATTGAAATATTCATGTGATCAAGCCTCTCTGTAATAAACGTTACATAGACCTGACAGATCATCAATGATGTTGTAAACCTCGTGCCGAACATTATTCAGTACAAAAGAGTCATCATAGGTGATTTTATCACGGCGGCATGTAAAGTAATTTTCTGTTGTTTGTATAAGTCCTTCGGTAGTTTGAATTGCTATTTCGGACTGTTCGAAAATGACAGTAAGAGTACTGCCATTATCTAGTACTAAAGGTTCGCCAAAACTGTTAATCAGAGCATCCATACATTGCGTATTAAATGCTCTCATCAGATTAAGCCAGTTTGATGATACGGAAGGCTTCAGGCACCAGTACTGCGAAGTCCAGATCAGCCCAAACGCGAGCGATTACAGAACCACGATTACGGTTAGTGGTATCGTCCATATCCAGCTCAAGAGAATCACCCCACTGTGCAATAGCAACTTTGGAGAAGTCACCGAGGATAATGAAGTTCTGACCAGCCAGTACTTTAGAGTCATAAGCAGGTACACCACACAGATCACCCTCATCGAACAGGTAAACGCCTGCGGTGTTGTCGCCACGCAGAGTACTACGCAGAGTTGCTTTGGTCTGTGGAGACATTACAGCGGCGATAGAACCGTAAGAAACGCCTTCATCACCCAGTTGGCCTTGTGCTGCTACGATACCTGCATAGGTATATGCGTCTACAGTTTCGACTTTGCCCGCTGCTACTACTGCATCTACGATACCTTTCAGGATCAGTGCTTCCAGACGTTCAGCAGAACCGGCAACAATGGCCTGTGAAACAATCTGTTCTACTTGTGGGCATGAACGAACCACCGAACGTGATAACGGAACTGAACCAGTGAAGGTCTTAGGTTTCAGTACTACAGATTCGAAATTAGCATCAACTTCTGGTGATACACCATTCTCAGAAATAAAGCCGAAACCTGCGGTGAAATCGCCAGCCAGTTTAGGTACTGCAATTTCAGAGGTCAGTCCGGTAAACATCTGTACTGGGAAATTCTTAAGAACAGATTCAGCACGCAGAATATCTACGAATGAACCGTACAGTACATCAGTGTGAATAATATCCTTTGCAGTAGTGGTAGTTACACCAGCACGTACAGCCTGTGCGAAATCAGCGTTAGCAACTACTGCACCGTTTTTACCGGACGGCAGAGATTTGTCACCGTCCATAATAGAACGGATCAGAGTGTTTAGAGAGAATTCCATTTTATCATCCTTGATAATGGGTTTATTTTTAATTTGTTGGCGAAACGCATCAATGCTTAAGCCAGTTTCGATTGCCTGATTTGTAATTTCAGCGTGGATATTGAATGCACGTGAAATAGCGTTAATTTCGGCAATGCGTTTTTGATCTTCTTCGGCCTGTTCTTCCTGAACGGCTGAATCATCATTTTGTTCTTCTGGTTCCGGCTGTTCGCCATCGCCGTTACTTTCACTGTTATTTATCGTTTCCGCTTCGGTATCGATTTCGGGATCAGACTCAGTAGCAGTAGTAGTACTTTCAGTATTTTCATCGGGTTCATTTTCAGTTTCCTCGTTTCGTTCCTCTTGTTCGGCTGGCTGCTCGTCGTTATTTTCGGGTTCAGGTACTTCTGGTTCCTGCTCTTCTTCAAGAGAACGCCCTACTCCGACTAGATCGTCAGCGGGTACTGAAACCATGCTAATTTCGTATGGTTCCCATTTGGTAACTAGGAGGTTGTCACCTTCAATTCGATAATCGAGAATGGAATAACCAACTGAAACTTTGCTTAAAGTACTTTCACGTACCATTTCGAACTTTTCAGCACCCATACCAACTGAACTGAAACGCACTAATGCACGGCCTACATGGTCAGCATCAATACTGGCTGACTCAATAACGCCGATATGATTATCAAAGTTGTGGTTATAAAGCAGAGCGGCCTTATTCTGTAGTCGTTCTAGATTGACGTTCTCAGGGTTATGCAGAAGAATTTCGTTATATTCCTGACCACCGATAGTACGTACTACTGGATTTTCAGAACTGAAAGCTAACAGTACTGTACGGTCGTTATTATCAGAGAGTACGTCACTCGTTAGCGTCATCTCCCGTTTCTGGTTTTTGTTGAATTTCATTTGAACTTTCCTTGTTCATTGTTGCTGTTTTATTTATCTCCATCTCTGCTTCACGCTGTAACTCCTCAAACACGTGCATTGGCTCCATGCCTAAATCACGAATAATTTGAGACTTCGATTTAACGCCCATATCTAAAAGCGTCTGCTCGAATTGAGCATCTTTATTAGGATCGAGACTTACCTGTTTAACAGTGATGAATGTACTGTTAGCGATGTTCTCAAAGTTGGTGAAACTCAGTTCCTTAAGTTCAGTAACCATGATTCTTTTAATAAACTCACGATAGATAGGCTTGAGTACTTTAGAAATAAGGAGATTTGAACGAGTCTTGAACCCTTCACGGCTAATTCTGTCTGCCATCTTCGCAGCACTGAATGACGCATTTTGTGTGTCACCAGTTAGCATCGACTTTGGTACGGATAAGCCAGTTGAAATTGTCGTAAGTACTGCATCACTGAACTCTGTGATTTTGTCAGTACCTGCCTGCGGGTTCAGAGTCTGAATCTGTTGGCCTGGTGCAAGTTCTTTAATACTGCCCGGTTCAAAGTGTTCGACGTATTCACGCTGTTCTGTTTCACCGTCTAAGAGTTCATCCTGTGTATTATCGCTATTGGTAATGAACCCCATAGCCGAACTTGCGATCTTTTTCTGTAGTACTGCCGCTTCGTTATAGCTATTAAAGTCCTCCAGGGTTTTGATGACTGATATAACGTCTGGAAAACCTCGCTCCTGTCCTGGGAATTCTGGAATGAAATAATGCAGTACTTCACTGGCTGGTACACGTTGAGTACTATTGGTCTGAATCGTGTAATTCAATGGGTTAATATCGGCTACGTGATAGGCCAGTACTCGCCCGTGCTGATCACGTTCTATCCCATTACTGATGTACGAACCGTTTTTCAGTAACTCGTTTTTAGTACTGGGAATACGACTAGCATCGATGATTGATACCTGTAGTTCATCACCGTCTGTATGTAGTCGAACAAAACATTCACCATCAGTAGCTCTTGCACGCTCTACCAGTTGTTGAAAGATGTCGAATGACAGAGAACCATCAGTACTAAAGCGGTTTGCATCTGATGCCCACTCGTAAAACAGCTTGTCTAAACGGTCTGCCAGTACTGGATCGGTTTGACCATCGAGGCCAATCGGTGAAGGTCGAACGGTGATACCGTCTGCCCCTGCAACTGTGCCAGAACTCAGTGACACGTATCGACGTGCATACGGGTTTTGCAGTACCAGTGAACGGCTTGCATCACGTAACGATGTTAGAGACTGTCTCAGTACTGCATTGATGTTGACGTTCTGAACACCAGTACCGTGAGTACCGATAATCTTTGTCGGTAATCCAGTTAATGAACGGGTTTGGGGTTTGAATTCAGTACTGGTAGGTTGATATTTGCGGGTTTGTTTAGCTGGTTTAGGGGCTGGTACTGCTGGTTCAATTTGCCGTTTGTTGAAAGGCCACATTCCGTGTGATCTCCTGTTATTAGCGGCAATGAATAGTACTTTTAAAGAACGTATTGCTGCTTGTTTTGTTTAGTTTTTTCTTGAGGTCATTGACCTGTTTAGTAATACCGTTTTTCAGACTGGTTAAGGTGTTAAGGTCTTCCTTAACGAGGGTCTTATTGTTGATAGTCAGAGTACTGGTATCACCTGTAATACGTGCACTGATGATTTTATTCAGGTCATCGAGCTGTGATTGTAGTTCTGTTAATCGGTCTGTCTGTGCCATTGGGTCAATGACGGTTAAAGTACTGATAGTTAGTTCACCATTATTGTTATATACGACTGAGTAATAACCCGGATTCCAATTTGTGGTGTCGATAGTTACCGTTTCAGTATCGTTCTGTGTGTTGTGTGTGAATAACGTATCAGTACTATTCCCGATTTTTAATTTTGTATTAGGTTGTAGTACTTCGTGAAGTACTTGACCGATATATACTGTTTCTTTCATGTTTATTTATCCTTAGCCGAACCATGATTTACCAATACTTTTAGCAGTTGGTTTAGTGTATTTATTGTTTTGTTCGGAAGGTTGTTTGAGGGGTTGTGATTGTTCAGTACTGGTAGTTTCGGTACGTTTGCTACTGCGATATTCACGCAGTTTCTTGAACGGTTGACCGCCTAGTTTACTTAGAGCCAGTTTCATCATGCAGAGGCTGTAGACCAGCGTATCAAGTGTCTCATTACGACGGCCTGTGATCTGCTTCCATCGAACACCACTACCCGAACGTTCTAGGTTTTCTGCTGTGACCTGTTCGAAATAGTCATCAGGCAAATCGTGTGCAAAATGTATGGTTAACGGTGCATCCGTTTTATCTGCTACTGCGTTATTGAGTAGGCTACGTACCCAGGTCTTACCCTCGTGTACGTTCAGCATGTAGAACTGACGGCCTTCTGAGGTACTGCGTTTGAACAAGTCACCTTTGGTATTCGAGCTGCCTTTAATCATTTCGAACTTCTTATACTGCTGACAGAAACTGTGTACCGTCTGCATTGCCCTACCGTTACCACCGTCTACAGCTACTTTCAGTACTGGCAACTCACGCCCGGATACTGTTTTGAAACGTTGATTACAGAATGTCGCAAGGTCTGTATAGGCTTTCGCCCCTTTGATTTCACAGTTAGGGCTATAGAAATAACGATGTCCGAGAACGAATAGTTCTGTTTCGTTGAAACCTAATACAGTTGCTTCAAGTCGGTCTAATTGCTGGTCACAACCTACGACAATTCCCAGTACTGAATCTGGTATATTCTTTAAATCGAATGAGTCATCACGTAAGTTCTCTAATGCTAGATCGTCAATTTCTTCCTGAAGGTCTGAGTAATGAAGTCCGAGTACTGTATTGTAAAATGACTGGTAGTTGTACTCGAACCAGGCTAGTTCAAACTCTTTTGCAATAGCCTGAATAGTACTATTAGGACTGTATAGGCGGTTAATATAGAATCCTGCTGTGTCCGTTACAGATGGGTTTTGGGCAATCCAACGTCCACCAGCTACCATTTTAATTCGTTGAGATTCGGTTATTTCATTATTACATTTTGGGCAGTGTAATTTTGCAGTACTGGAATCTGGAATATCTCGCTTGCCGTTCTTCTTCCAATCGAATTTTACGTTTTCCCATTTCAACGTGTGTTCATGCTGGCAGTGTATGCACTTAACAAAGTATTCTCGTTGGTCTGAGTTCTGATATTCAACATCTATTGCATCGCCTGAAAATGTAGGAGTACTTGAAATGAGGATTTTGGCTTCCTGTCCGAAGTCAGTAGCCCTCTGCTCTGATAAGCGGATCGGGTTCCCCTCTTCTGAGTGCTGATCGATTGCAGATACTTCATCAAGTATGATTCGCTTGAGGGTTTTACCGCGTAGTGCTTTAGCAGATCCGAGAGTCATGAAATACAAGAAAGAACCGTCTTTTAGTTCTGTCTGCTGTTGGTTATTTGCTTTCGTCTTGTCGTTCTTGTCTGTGACTAAATCATTAAGTACTGGTACAGCTTCAATCGTTTTATCAATCTTCGCTGACTTCCACTGTTTTAATTCTGATAATGAACTCTGTGCAATACCGATGTTGCTCGAATCAGTACCCATCCAATAGAACAGTGCTGAATTGAGTAGAGTAGTCTTTGCTATCTGGGCACTAGTTTTATAAATAACTTTTCGGTACTGGTCAGACTCAATAATATCTAACATCTCTTTCTGAAATGAATATAGCTTTAACTTCTGTCCGGCTGCTGCACCATCAGGGAGTACTAAATGAGTCTCAGCCCATTCACTGGGATTTAACTTCTGTGGAGGTTTGATTATTGGCACTGCATATTTCAGTACTGTTATTGTCTTGTTCATTTTCGGCATCCTTGCCTTGTTCGTCCTCTTCTGGTACTTCAAATTTCATATCACCGATTTCATTCAGCATTTCATCAATTCTGGCCTGCAATACTCTTTTTACTTTCAGTACTGAATCTTGTTCGAAAACTTCATGTTGAATTTTGTTCGGTAGTGAGCGGATATAATCACGTAACGTTTTAAAGTACTGGGTAAGTTCTCTGTGAACTTCATCGGCTTCGATTAGTTGATCCAGTTTTAATTTTACTTCGGCTTCGGCTAAATCTGCCTCTGCCTGCATTTTGCGTAGTCGAGCCTGGTCGATCTTGTCTCGTACATCACCATCACGTAGCGGCGTTAAAATGTTGTCTACGATCCATGCACGTGCATTCTCTTCTGTGTCTGTAGGCATCCCGCGTTTCTGCCATGCCAGTACAGTACTGTGTTCATAGCCGTAATCACGGCCTAACTTTCTAATTGAAATTGAGGTGGACATAATATTTCCCTGACTATTGTTATTATATTTATCAGGGTTCAGAACTGCATCTGGTGAGAGTAAGTGATCCACGTGTTTTTCAGTATTATAAGGATCACTATTATCACGTGGATCACTTGCCATTTCTGAATATCAAAATGACGAACGGATTCAGTACTGAATATTTTTGTGGTGTGGTTCGTTGATCAAAAATCGCACATACATTTAAAAGAACTCGCTGCCGAACACTGCCGAGGCTGCCCCACTCAGGAGTACCTTTTAATGCTTCTGTATCGCTCTGTATGGGTCTGTACTGAATTAAACGCGTCCGTGCGTTAATATTTCTAGCGTTGTTTATGAAGTGATACAGGCTGTTCTGAGAGGTGTTCTAAATAGTAATCACGAATTGCTATAACTTCTTCTTTATAGAACGTATGGTTAACACCGGAATACAGTTCTTCTACAGTTTGCCAGTACTCAACATTCATAAAGTCTTCTGCAACAGTCAGTAATAGGCAACATGCCCTGCCCAATTCTTTAGCGGTTGCTTCTTCCGACCCCTGTTCAAACTTCGAAATTAGTTCTAAAGCGTTGTGTGTCAGCTTGATACTTTCATCAGCAGACAATGATTCAAATACGAGTGTATCGTCTGCAATGCTTTGTACGATTTTCATACACTTCCCGGTCTTATTGTTTTAAGTCGGGGTAGTCTGGATCTTCTTATCCTTCCCTGCAATACTGTATGCATATACAGTAAAGTGGAGGGCTAAATTATGAGCAAAGATGGCTTTGATCCGTCGATCACCAGTGGCATACAGCGGTTCGTTCATCTAGGTAAATGGGCAACAGTATGTTACTGGGGTTCAGCTTTGGAAGAGTTCAGGATAGGTGATAAGGTCTTTTTCCAGAACGAGCATAGGCAGTACTGGTTAGGTCAGATTCAACCTGATTGCTTTGTACTGCTCTATCCTGAACCTCTACCACGAGTGCTAGACGGCCTTACCTATCTGGACTCAGTACACCGTATGCACCAGATACACGACGATGATGATTGGTTCTGTGACCAGGGTGAACTGCCGTTCTAACAGTGCCAGTGGTAATCAGGGCAATATAGTAATACTAGGCCCTGCATGAAGTTCTGTTGATCGGGTTCTGGATGGCTGAAATAGATATGTAGTACTTCACTGTGTTCATCGTAGTGCATATCTAATTTGATTAGTGGTTCACAATCTATAACGGCTAATAGTTCCTGAACAAATTCGAAATAGTATTCAGTGCCATATAGTGGAAGGTGTATTGATGCTCTCATAGGGTAAATTACTCTTGTATGTTTGAGTATTTACCCCATGATTAATGTATTGCTTTATTTGTTAATGTGTTGTGCAATATTTTTTGCAACCTGTACTGCTATGTCATCCCAGGCACTTTCAAGTGTACCTGTCTGGCTAGTACCGCCGATGACCGGATCATTTTTATGTGACGTGAATTGTTGAGACCAGGTTTGACCGTTCAGGTTGAACGTTGCATTAAACGTGACACTCCCAACGTCAATTGCCGGAGTGATGTTAAACATACCCGCTGAATATTCGAAACCGGAACGGGCTTCAATTACTGTAATGGTTAATTTCTGTCCAGAAGGATTAACATCAGCGAAAGTGCTCACTGCTTCTTCTATGCGTGAAGAGAGTGCAACCCCAGTTGGTACGCGTGTACGAGAACCGCCACCGACAAAACCATCAGCACCCTGAATATCTATACGTTGTGGGAAATCAGCAGGATTCCATACGATAGAAAGTGTTGGCTTTTCACCCTGGATATGAACTGATTTCATTTCTGAGACTGAAGGGTACGAAAGGCGATTATTGAAAGGTAAGCTCACTGCACATCCTGTTAGCCCTACCGTCACTGCAAGAACTGCCAACGCTTTTACCAGCTTCATTTATTTTTCCTTAATTGGTTAATACATAATAATAATTCGCTGATATTTTAAGAATTTACCTATTGCCATGCAAGCAACGTTTTGATGCCAGTAAATCACCGTTACGATTTAGTACTGGCATGAATGAGTTCAAAAGTGGCAGTACTTTTACATCGAGTCCACGTCTACGCTAACCCGAACATTGCCTTTATATCGAATTTTGAAATGGTACGCTTTATCACATGTGACGTTCGCAGTTGTACCGCTTGAGAACCAGCTCGTTTCGGTTTTGATGCTGTCTACCTGGTCGCACTGATAGCCAGAGAGTGTGATATCACGCTGTGCCTTCTCCGCATCGTCTTTCGCAGCGTTGGCATCAGTTGCAAACACAGAAGACGAGGCCAAAACTAGACATAACGACATGATTCTTATCATTAAAAATTCCCCATCACTTAAAGGTTACTTATCCGTTGCAAAATGGTTCACCACTTTATCGATCGGTCAAATCGTTATTATTAATTACATCAATAGGCAATAACGATCAATGTTTAAGATATTTCCCCTACCTATTCTGGTAGTTAAGGGCTACTGATAAATTACGTTTACCACTAAAGTAGTACTATTTAGGCTTCGCCTGGGCCTTCGTTGTGTGAGAAATGATCTGATGCAGTGGGCGTATACAAAATGTACACGAATCGTTTATAACTGTTTCTATACCACTACCTTTAGTAGGGGTAAACAAACCATTACGAGGGCTTAAATCGAGATGACATAAAGTTGCGGCGGGAAGTCGTAGTACTTACAGTTATAATAATTCGAATTGAAATTAATAATCAGACATTGAATAGCAGGGTATACATATGGAAATCATCGGTTTACTAATTTTAGCATGGTTAGGTTATGTAATTCTTGGCGGTTACAACAAAGCAAAAACACGCAGGTATCATGCAGTAGTTGCACGGGCAAAGAGAACGATAGATGAAACGAATGAACTATATCGTCCAACCTGGATTAATAACGATAACAAAAGGGATGAGTTTATTGAGGTCGTGAGAAGTCTCAGCTCAAAAAAAGGTGTGCCGGGTAATTACTTAGACCACCTTTTTAACAATGAGGCTTTCAACCGCATGGTGCTAATGAAATTCACAGCCATCTTAGAGCAAAATAAGTTGAGCTTTACAGATCAGAAGACTGCTGTTAGTGAACTCATTCGGGATTTGTGGAAAGATAGCGTTGAAATGCCGCCATCAAATTCAAATCTGCAACAGATTGTCAGTTTTCTTGAGACCAAAATTTTTAATAGCTTTGATGCTTCTGCTGTTGCAGCACGTCTATATCTGGATGCTAATTTCATACATGCGGTTGAAACATTCAATAATCCATCTGCTGTTTCTTTTGAAGAAAAATATGGTCATACCATTTCAAGTGAAGCTAAAGAATTCTTTGACAAAATTGATGTCACGAATGGTGCTCTTTATATGGAGTTAAATTATCAAACTCACGGCGTTAATCTTACCGAAATCAGTAGATACATTTCATCATTTAGTAATAATAAATCATCAGAAGAATTAATTCTTAAACTGTTGACCGCTGAGCATCTGATTGAAACTTGGAAGCTCCGCTAATAACTTCTACTTATTTTGGTAGTACTCAGTACTGGTAGCATCCCTACCAGTACCGAACCCTAATCAACAAACCCCAAACGGTTCAGTACTGGCAGGGATTCACAGCTTACCATGACGTACCGGCATCGCAACCTTTGAACTTATGTCGAATCATGTAGCAGTACTGTGTGGTAAGGTAGAATCTACGAACAAACAATAATAAGCGGTTTAACGTATGAACAAACCAGTACCTGCCATCCTGTACAAATATAGAGCGTTCAGTATTAACAGCCTGGACTCACTGATCAATGATACTGTCTACCTTGCTGACCCGATTTCATTTAACGACCCGTTCGATTGTCAGCCATCTGTTGTTGATGACCTAGACGAGATATTAATACTGCGTGACATTGCTACTGAATTGAAACTTCGCTCGCAACATCTACAACTAGTTGAAACTAGTACTACTGTCCAAGATTTTATCCAACACCAAAGAAATGGTCTTATTAATAACATGTTCAATGGTGAAAACCCTCTAGCCATTGAAGATAAATTATTCAATGAAAATTTTGAACAGTATAAAAATCACGTTGAACATTGTGATGCTGAATACTACGATTTCTATTCTAGCAAAACACAAGAACTCATTATTGAGATAGATAATGAACTAAAACGTAAAGAATGTGACATTCCTAATAGGGAACGTCAGCCTATTATTGAAATGTATGAAGATCTAATCAAAACTGAACTGGTAGTTAGTCGAAATGTTGGAGTTCTATCTTTAGCAGAGGATAAAGACTGTCCTTTAATGTGGGCACATTATGCTGATGATCATCAGGGTTTTTGTTGCGGTTATAAATTGTCCGATAACCCACAGCAATTTTCTAATGAATATAATATCAAAGCTGTTGACTATGAAGGTAATCGTACTGTTTTCACAAGTCAAATCCTTCAATTAGTTCAAGATTTTGAGGATGTTAAAGGTGCAATTAACAATGCGATTTATTATGTTAAAGCTAAAAAGTGGGAATATGAGAATGAATACCGAATGATAGGTAAACCAGGCTTACAAAAATCTCCCTTCATTCTGGAAAGTATATATTTCGGCCTGCGTTGCAAAGAGTCCGTGAAGTTCAGCATTATGTCAGCTTTAGCGAAACGTGAAAGTACTGTTCAGTTTTACCAAATGACAGAGGTCAAAGGTACTTTTGATATGGAACCAGAACCGATCACTTTGACTGACCTTCCGAGTTTGCCGAGAAATTAACAAATTGGTAGTACTGGTGAATGCGTTTAGCCGTCTAGACGCATATGGAATTCACTACCATGAGATATCAAAATATGGAATAAGACCTATAAGAGTTTAAGGTAAGTTTCCACATTTCTTTTGTTCTATTTCTGAGAAAAGCAGAGGTTTGAGTGTTTTAGAGTCGTCACAGACGACGATAAAACCGAAAAACCGTATGCGTAGTTCAATAGCGAGTACGCGAGCTATTGGACTATTTCATTATTCATTACATTATGAATCGAGACACAAACGAGCGTTGCTCGTTCGGTCGGGTAATCCTCATACTCCGCTACGCTCCGTATTCGTATTCCCTGTTTTTTTTATTATTGGTTTGATCAGTAATGACTGAACTAATGAATTATTGAATACAACTGCCGTTCGCTTCGCTCACTGACGTGTCTTGAGTACTGACGCCCTCGACTACGCTTCGCTGCGTCAGGTTGTCTGCTCGTGTTTAACTCGCTACTTCTAACTTTCAAAGTTACTAACCCCACTACCCTAGTTAACCCACGTTAGTGATTTCCACATTACGACAACCAATAAAAAAGACCGCAATTAAGCGGCCTCGTTTTACTTCATCATCCCTCGCAACATCTCTACTTGCTGTTCTGTCAGCTTCTTCTTAGTACACCATTTATCGAACAGTTCAGTACTGCATGGTTTCCCTTTACGGTTCGATAGGTAAGTACTGAATGCCTTTCTGATGGCCTTATCTGCATCACTGTAGACAATCTGACTGACTACACCATCCTCCAGGCCCAGATCGATATGATGGATGTTAGCAGTACCCAATGACTCAGCCTGTTCTCTATCTACTACGTAAACCACGATCTCAGACTGAGAATCGTAATCACGCAGATTCGAACGGTTGATGAACTGGTATAGGTTCTCAAACTCCCTGGCCTGCACCAGATCCTGGCCCGTAATGCCGAACTGCTCACGACACATGACAGCTTCAACAGGGCTAGGTTTCATTGAGGCAAGCCATACCGCTGTTGTGTAGCTCTGGTACGCGTTCATGCCACGGCTATTAGGTGAGATGTACTGGCCTGATGTAAGGATCTTACTAATGTCACTCTTAGTACTGCTGTTCGACGTATAGTAGTACTGCCCACGCACGTTCTGCTCTATGTACTGTGCAATAGCAGGCAGTGCATCAGCGTTGTCAGTCCTGAAAGTACTTGTAAAGCGTTTCTTATCGAGGAAATAGTACACCTTGAGTCGTTCACTCACTGGTACTACACGCTGCCGTAATGACATTTTGACTTCGGTAAACAGACCAGGATTCGAGCGGTACAGCAATGACTCAGTGAATTTGTTCGCCAGAAATGTCATATCCAGGCCAGCATCTATATACTTTTGAATATTGACCCAGGCCATGATTGATAACTGGTTGCAGTCATCCCGGTAAACTTCATGCCCGTCCTGAATTTTAGTACTGAAAAAATTACTGTTCATTCTGAATTCGTCATAGAGATCGATAAATTCAAAACGTTGATGAATATCTGACAACAGGTCATCATTGAAACGGGTAATCGGAACAGCGGTACAGTACTGTTTATCGAGATCGGTAAAACTGGTAAATAGTTGCTTATGTACTTCATGCTTTTTCTCAGTATTGATGACTTTGTAACAATGAAAATTAACAACATCATCGAGAAATATTTTACGATTTTTGAGCAATGACAGATCTGAAATACGCAAAAATGCACGCTCACTGATAATCAGTACTCTGTGCGTCGGTTCTTTGAGAAATTGGTTCACGGCGTATTCGACATTACTATGAGTTTCCGATGATATTATCGTACAGATATCACCTAACGCTGCGGCTGACTGTTTCATCAATTGCAGCTCTGAATGTACCAATAAATACGGTATATCAGTACGTTTTATCATTTCAATCGTCATATGTGTTTTGGACGATCCGCAATCGCCTTGACTATATTTTAGCATTTTTACATCCTTGTAAGTTTGAGTTTGGCAGTACTGAATTGATGGTTCAGTACTGCATAGTATTTAACGGGATTGTTGGAGCAATCCCGTTATTCGTTTACAGCTTTTTGGTTTCACAGCCGTTCTGGATGTCATTCCTCAACACCTGAATTCTATTATTCAGTGCATCGACGATTTCAGGATACCAGTGTGGATCTTTTTGATATTTCTCTATTACTTTTTTTATCGCTTCTATTTTCCCCCGCTGCCATGCAGCATGTGCTTGTTCAGGTTTATCGTAAGTTCCTAGGTATACTCTTTTATATGTTCCATCGCCTTGAAGCTGGTTGCATTGGGCCTTAAAACCCTTACCACTTTCACATACACCCAACATCGAACCGCGTGCATTCCCACGGTCTAGCAATACTTTATTCACATAGTTTGGTACGTATCGGCAAACATGTGGACTGTACTGTTTGTTGTTCTGTTTCAGAAGATCTTTATCGAGGTCATAATCACCTATATAGTTTTTAGTAAACCATTTTGCGAAATTCGAAAAGAACAACCATTCATCACAAACCGTCACGCCTATATATGTTGGATATGATTGATGACATTTTTCAGAATAGGCTCTGTTCAGCAAATTCTTCCATGCGTTATACATGATAGTGTATAGCTTCAATGCAACCTCAATTATATAGCCTTCGACCTGTACCAAATACTCAATTACTGCCGCTTTCTTGATGTCATTTTTGCCGACACCACACACATATTTTCCGTTCATTTATTACATCCTTGTAGTTGATACCAGACATCCTGTCCGGTAGTTGCAGTACAGCCATTTCTCATAAAATTGCAGTACTAATATTTTGATGCAGCAAAACGACTCACTTCATTGTGAGTTTTTTTGTCTGCTATTTTGGGGTACTTCTACTTCGAAATATGACAGTACTAACTACTTGCCAGTTATCATGGCAGTGTTAATTAGTAGCTGTACTAGTGCTGCTTTTGTTATACCGCGTTTTACTGATTCTGAATTTAGCCATTCCTCCATAGTTGGTGTTATTTTTACAGTAACTTGTTTAGTTTTGACTTCTTTGAACATGGATGTTCCTTATTTGATTATTTTTCCGTGCAAAAAGCCCCCATTGCAGGGGCATTCATAATTGCAGGGATAGACAATATGTTTTGATATACTTATTGTACCACTCATACGGTTTTCATCCCAAAAATGAGCAATACTTTATCGTTCCAACGTAGTTATTTATTAAATTTCTCGTAAAACAGCTTCAAAAGACCCATAAACAAGAAAACCCGCCTAGGCGGGTTCTCTGTAAGTTCTTAGTACTGTTATTCTGTCTTCTTGAACACTGTCCGTTCAGTACTCGACTTTTTAGGCCAGAATTGAGAACCCTTTAGTTTCGGATAGTTCACGATAGCGAGCATATCCAGCACCATATTAAACATACCATCGTGAGCCGTTTCTAGGTTGTATAAAGACGTTTCAATATCTTTAATCAACCTGTGGTTCTTCACCTGTTCGATCACTTCAGCACTAACTACAGTACTTGAATCTTTGTCACGTTTAATGTAGTACGTCCATTCATGCCGCTTACCTGCCCCCTCAAATACAAAGTACTCTCCCTCTTTATATGAGTACTGCAATGAAACAATGCCATCGTACTTATGAATTACAACAGACCGCATTAACCGCCGTACTATTTCCCGCAACTTGACGCGTGTTTCGTGAGTTGGATCAGAAATGATACCCCACTGAATCAGTTCAAAGAAGTTGAGCATGTCCTTTTCAAATACAGTGTTAGCAGTAAGTAGTAATTTCTTCTGATGTGTTCTATCAAGTTCCTGTACTAACTGCTTACGTTCTTTTTCTGCCGCCGCCAGTAGTTCTACTAATGCCTCTGAGTAGTGTTTAGCAATACCGGCTGCAATGTTTTTTATTTCTGTATTCAGTTCTGCGATACGTATTTCAAACTTCTCAATTTGAGAATCAAGATCGGTGGCTGAGTTCTGATTACGGATTGATGCATCAAAATATGCATGTGTGAGTACAATCATTAAGCAGTGTTCAATGAGAATACCCGATAACGACCACGAACGAGTACACCCGCCGCCCTTCGTCGCTAATCCACTACTGCACACGTAGCGTATTTTACCGTCTGTAGTAGTTAAGGTATTCATAGTACCGCCACACTGACCGCAACGAATTAAACGCATACCACCTAGTAAACTAATGCTGGAACTTTTATTTGCCCTGAACTTGTTATTGCTTTTGACTTCTTGAATTCTATAGAACTCAGCCTCAGTACATAAAGGTGGATAATAGTTTTCTAGTTTATGCTCGTCCTTACCTAACTGCATTATCCGACAACCATATAACGCCGGATTCACACGCATATTTTTAATTGTTGAACCAGACCAATCACGACCTTTAAACCCATATGGGTATCTCTCACGCAAGGCTGCAACAATTCTAAAAACACTATGACCCTCTTTACACATTTCGACGATCATTTTTGCGGCATCCCACATAACCGGATGAGGCTTAACGGCCTCCTTTTCATCTCCAGTAGAGTCTATCCACCATACGTGACTTCCCGCACTTTTAATCGTGGCGGGTTTACCTTCTTTGTGACGCTCAATCAACAGTTTCGCATGACTAACAACACGCTTCGATTTTGTCTCAGACTCCTCATTAGCACGGGCAAACAACATGATACTCATCATCAAGCCAGTAGCATTTGCCGCTATCGATTCCCTGTTATAAACGTGTTCATCCATACCTGTGACGATGGTGATACCCAGCTTCAGTACTGAGATAAACCATTCTGTCGCGTCGAGTACGTTTTGACGTGACAGGCGGTCTAACGATTCTACATACAGCCATGAGTCTGACGGTACTAGACCGCTTTTAACAGCACCAATGAACCCGCCTAATGCTGATTTCTTCTCATCCCAGTTTGCCCCCCTATACGCCGATACCGCTTCATCACGCAGTTCTGCCCATTCCAGCCCGTTACGTGCGGCATACTCTTTTGATTTACGGGTTTGGCGTTCGAGTGAACTATTGCCAGTTTGCTTGTCGGATGACCAACGAACATACGAATACAGTTGAGTTTTCATATACTTGACCTGAATTTTTGTTGTTTGCGTT